CGACCTCATGTCCAGGGCCTCCATGGCCCGGATCGAGATGATCACCCGGACGTTTAGCGAGAGAGGCCTGAACAGGGTATTCAAAGGGATCTTTGACTTATTAAGAAAACACCAGGAGAAGGCGAGAGTGATCCGCCTGAGAAACAACTGGGTCCCGATTGACCCCCGGTCCTGGACATCCGACATGGACGTCCGAGTGACGGCCCCTCTTTCCTCGTCTAACGACGCCGAACGGATGGCCTACCTCTCGGCGATTATTGCCAAGCAGGAACAGTTTATCGAGAGGCTCGGGCCGAACAACCCGATCACCGATATGAATAAGTTGTACAACGCCCTGGTCAAGTCGGCCGAGATTGCCGGGTATCAGGATTCAAGTCAGTTCTTCAACGACCCGAAAAATTTCCAGCCACCTCCACCGCCTCCGCCGAAGAAGACCCCGGAGGAAGTTTTCCAAGAAGCCCAGGTCATGCAGATCCAGGCGGACGTCGCCATGAAACAGGCCGAGCTTGATCTAAGACGTCAGACGATGCTGATGGAGGACGACCGAAAACGGGACGAAATGGAGGCCGATCTAAAACTGAAAGCGAGAGAACTGGAAGAAAAATTTAAGACCGAGATCGATGAAAAAGCGATCCAGGACTCGATGAATACGCCAAGAACGTCTGTCTGAAATTGTCGAAAATTGACCAATTTTGACGTATTTTTTTGTCAATAAAATGAAATACTTACAGAGTTAACTTGTCAAGATTCAAATCATACGTCCTATCCCCCAGGGGATCTATAAAAAATCGATTCTCAGCGATTAGGAAAAATTGTCAATTTTTAATAAGTATTTTCAGAGGTTTACAGTGACCAACGAAGAGCAAATTCAACGGTCCCAACGGGCCCAAGAACTCCTCGAAGACCCACTGATAAAAGAGAGTTTTGAGTCCCTGGAGTCAACTTACCTGGAGGCCTGGAGACAATCCAGACCCGGGGAGGAACTCGATAGGGAAGTTTTGTGGCAAGCCTGGTTCGCTTTGGACGCCGTTCGTCAGCATCTCAATCAGATAATGCAGAACGGAAAAATCGCCCGAGACGCACTGGATAAATTAAAACGGAGACAACCATTATGACTGAATCGACAAGCCCGTTAGGGCCCGAGGAGGCCACCTCGAGAATCTCTCAGATCCTAGCCCCGAATCCCCAGGAGGAGGACACGCTGGTGACTGAGGAAGAAGCTCACCTCGAAGAGAATGAATTCGAGGCCGAATACGACGACGACCAGATCGAGGCCGATAGTATCGAACCTCCAAAGTTTCGGGTCTTAAACCCCGACACCGGCGAGGAAGAATACTACACCGGCGATGAACTGGCGGACGGATGGATGAGGCAAAAAACATTCACTCAGAAGACTCAGCTTCTCGCAGAGCAACGGAAGGAGATGGAGGCCGAACGGGCCAAAGTCGCCGAAGAACGAGAACAGTATCAGGCCGGACTTCACCAATATTTGTCCCAGCCTGAACCTGAGCCTCCGGCTAAGGAACTGTACGAGACCGATCCCATAGGCTATTTAAAGGCTAACGACGATTATAGGACCGCCCTAGTCCAACGAGGCCAGGCCCAGTCTGAATACCAGAGAGTCGAAGGGGAACGGATGCAAGAGGCGAATCTTCAACGTCAGGAGTACCTCCAACAACAATCCGAGAAACTCACAAATATGATACCTGAATGGCGTGACGAAACCGTCGCAACCAAAGAGAAAGATGCCATTCGAGAGTACGGGGTCAGCCTGGGCTATTCAGCCGAGGAGATGAATTCCATTGGAGATGCCAGGGCGATTGCCCTTATGAGGAAGAGCTTGCTCTTCGACTCCATGACGCAAAAAGGAAAATCAAAACTGCAACGAGGTCCGGAGGGAGTGGCGACACTTCGCCCTGGGGGACAACAACCCCAGAGACGGGTTTCCCAGTACCGCCGGGCAAAGATGCAATTAGCAAAAACAGGAAAACCAGACGACGCCACTAAGGCGATCTCTGAAATACTCAAAAGGAGTGCATAATGACTAAAATTACGAACGCATATGATACTTATGCGACGACCGGGGCCAAGAACGAGATCCGTGAGGATCTTGCTGATATCATCTACGAGATCAGCCCGGAAGCAACGCCCGGAATCCAGGCCGTTGGGACCCGTGAGGTAACCCAGCCGAACTTTGACTGGTTGGTCCAGTCCCTTCCAAGTGCATCCGGAACCGGGGCTCTTGAAGGCGACGCCATTACCAGACAGGCATCGACCGGCACAACCCGTCGAGCAAATCAGTGTCTCATCCTTACAAGGAATGCGACAATCACCGGCACAACCATGGCCTCCACCCAGGCGGGCTATGCCGATGCCATGGCTCATCAAATGCAGTTGGTGGTACGGGCACTCAAGACTGATCTAGAGACAGTCTTTTTTGCCAAGACGGCAAAGAACACCGGGAATGCGACCACGGTCCGGACGACCGCCGGTTTATCATCCTGGCTGACCTCGAACAAGGTTCTGGGTTCCGCCGGATCCCCCGCCGTCGCCACTGGAGACGGGTCTGATACCATCACCGATGGCACGAAGAGGGCGTTGACAAAGGCCCACATCAATTCGGCCATGCAACAAGTTTTCGGGAGTTCATCCCAGAAACCTTCAATCCTCTTATGCGGGCCCTTCAATAAGGCCAAGATCGGGGCCTTCGACGAGTCCTCAACCAACATGAGAAGGATGGTTGATGCGAACCAGGTTGGGGCATCCGTCACCGTCGTCGCCTCCGATTTCGGAGACCTCGAGGTGATGCCGGATAATTTTAACCGGGAACGTGACGTCTTCCTGATCAACCCTGAATATGCACGGGTCGCATACCTCCGGAACTTCGAGAGAAAACCGATGGGGGCAATCGGAGACGGTGTCACCGAGGCCGTCTATGTTGAGGCAGGAATTCAGGTTGATAATGAGGCCACACACGCCATCATCGCCGACTGTACTGACGCATAATGGCTAAAAGGACAATACTCTCCCACACCGGGGGAGTCCTGTCCGAAGTAGTGACGGACCCGTCCGATAACGGGCGGGCCATCATCTACCGTAGGAAACAGGACGTTCAACCGGTCATCGAGACCGTCAAATCCATGAAGGAGGCCCAATTGCCGTCCTTCGATAATCGAGGAAACCTAAACTCCTGGCGGAAGATCGCAGAGATCCCCCAGGTTCTGTATCACAAATGGCGACGGTACGCCCGCCATAACAAACTGAGCCACCCGGAATGGAAAAAATATCTCCGGAAAAAACTCAATGACTTTGAGAATAAACCTTTTAGAGTCTGGGAAGGAACGCTTTAATTGGCGAAGATCACCGACTATCAATCTTTGATCGATAACGTCCAGGACTACCTGAACCGTGACGACCTCACCAGCGTCGTCCCGACCTGGATGGGGATCGTCGAGACTGAGCTTTCCCGGAGGCTACGGGACCGGAGGATGATCTCGAGGGCGACGGCGACTCTAGACAATCAATACATCAAACCGCCATCCACACTGGTGGCGTTACGAAATATTCAATTGAACACGGACCCTCCAGCGACTTTGACCCAGATCACGCCGGACGTCATGGACGACAAGAGGGCCTCGAGTAACGCCTTTGGAAGGCCAGCGTTTTATTCACATCTAGGCCAGCAAATAGAGGTTTACCCGTCTCCGGATACTGGACATACCCTGGAGATCGCATATTACCGGACTATCCCGGCGATCACCGCCGATGCCGGTCAGACGACGAACTGGCTGATCGAGTATCACCCGGACGCCTATCTGTACGGATGCCTAAAACAGGCCGGGCCTTACTTAGGCGATCAGAGCATAACGACGACGTTTAATACTTATTTTGAACAGGCCGTCCAGCAAATCATCCAGCATGATACGGACACAAAATTTTCCGGGCGGACGCCCCAAACCGCAATCACCCGAATAGGTTGACATGAGTTTTACCGACCTTACTGAAACGAATCTTTTGAACTTCCTTTTCCGGAATAATCCGGACACCTACGCCAGCCCGTCGGCGGTCTATGTAGGCCTTTTAACGGCCCAGCCGGATGAGTCAACGTCCGTCTCAGAGATTTCCGGGACTGGCTATGTGAGGAAGGCCGTAACATTCAACGCCCCCGCCACCCAGGGGGCCACCAAGCAGATTGTTTCCTCGGCGGACGTCCTCTTTGACGAGGCCGGATCGAACTGGGGGACCGTGACCTATATCGGGATATTTGACGCCACTTCCGCCGGGAACTTCCTGGCCTATGTCCAGTTGACAGACTCGGGCGGATCGGCGACGTCTAAGATCATCAGCCAGGGCGACGTCTTTAAGATCGCCAGTGGGAACCTGAAGGTCAGTCTGAGCTAATGTCCTGGGGGTTAGGGAATTTTGGCGAGGGCCTCTGGGGTGTAGGCGGTCAGGATTCCGCCGAGATCGTAGCGACTTCCTCGGTAACGGCCCAGCCGACCAGGATCCGGCCAGGATTTGCGACCATCAACTCGGTCGCCAGCCTTGTCGGTATAGGAAACTTTGAGGAATTCGGTTTAGCTGAGTCAGGGTTTAACGCCCATCTTATAGTGACCGTCTCGGCTTTAGCAGGGCGACCAATACGGATCCGTCAGGGGTCAATTATGAGTATGACGTCCACGGCGGGAGGTTCAGGTCAGGCGTTACTGGCCTGGGATGGTATTGACGATGTGACGACAACCTGGACACAAATAGAGATAGTTTAAATGCCTACAAACGCACTGAATATCACAATTCCAACCGTCGGCGGATCTAGAAACTCATGGGGTGGGTTGAATAATTCCGCCCTCCAGGTATTAGATGATTTTGTCGCCGATGTCAGCCCGATTGGCATAATCCATATGTGGCCTAGTTCATCCGCCCCAACCACGACCCACACCGGGATCTGGTTGATCTGCGATGGGTCTGGAGTCTCTCAGACGACTTACCCGGACCTCTACACCATACTGTCACCCCTTCAATCGGTCTTGGATCCCTCAAGCAATGCGGGTACTGGGAACTTCCGCCTTCCGGACCTCAGAGGCCGTTCTCCGTTAGGTTACGTCAATAATACGACGGTCAACGGGCGGTCCAGCTTCGCTAACACTTCCCGGAATGCCGGGGCCTCTGGGGGTAATGAGACCCACACACTGACCCAAACTGAGATCCCGTCACACACTCACGTCCCGTCCGTAACGGCCTCTATCAATAGCGTAGACCCACGGGACGGCACACTCGGAAACACGGACTCAGATAACACGTCAGCCTTTACCGGAAACACGCAAAGCTCAACAACATCGATCACGGATTCAGGGCACACACACGGTTTCACTGAAGAGGGAATGAGAAATACTTCTCAGGGGGCCGGTTCTGGTGATGGGTTCCAGGCACTCGGCAATGCCGTAGAAGAGACCCACTCACGGACCACGGAGACTGGGAACGCCGTCATAGTTGACCCAGGCCATAGTCACACTGTCTCTGGGACTCTCCCGAACCTAGCACACAACCACACGGCGACGGTAGGCGTCACCAATGCGAACACCGGCGGGGGCCAGGCCCATAATATCGTCAACCCCTTCTTCGTCGTTAATTTTATAATCCTTGCAAAAGTTCCCCAGGTTAGCTGATGGCAACATACGTCTTTGAAGTGAAAGTGGTTAGCTCGAAGTACGAGATCGACGGGTATTCGGTCCCGGCTTTGGAATTAGGCCACGACATAACGTACCGGTTCACCCAGTCTGATTCGTCTAATGCGACTCACCCTCTGAGGTTTTCCACGACCTCGGACGGGACCCACAACTCAGGATCTGAATACACGACCGGCGTAACGACAAATGGGACGCCTGGGTCCTCCGGGGCCTACACAGAAATAAGCGTGACGTCCTCGACCCCGGCGACCTTGTACTACTATTGTTCCGGGCACTCGGGATACGGCGGGGCCGTGACAACAACCTCGGCGGAGTTTATAGCGACGTCGAACGTCGCCCTCCGGAAACCGATCCTCGGGGACTCCGATTCTTGGGGACATTATGTGAACCAGAACATCAAAACCGTGGACGACAAGTTGTTTATCGTAAAGGACGGGGTGGCGATGCATGACGCCCAGATCGATCATGCGGTGACGATCCCGGCGAACTACGGGGCGACCATGGCCGGACCCGTGACCGTGGGTACGAATGGATCGATCACGGTCGAGGGCACACTTGTTATAATTTAGAAAGGCACACTGGTGATCGTATGACAGGATTATTTACAAATACTATTGCTGAATCTACTTCAGGTAGTGGCATTACTTTTTCAAATGATATAGTTCCTGCAACTCCGTTAAGTCATAGAAATATGATTATTAATGGGGGGATGATAATTGATCAACGCAATAGTGGTTCTGCTGTATCCCCATCTAATGGTGCATACACTATAGATCGTTTACAAACTTATCAAGCAGGGGGTGGTGCATTTAGCGTACAGCAACAATCTACTGTAGTCCCTGTGGGGTTTAGTTACTCAGCAAAAATTAATGTAGATACTATAGATTCTAGTATAGCGAGTGGTGACTATTATATGCTTACTTATAATTTTGAGGGTTATGATACTGCCCATTTAGAGTTTGGTAATTCAAATGCAAAAACAGTCACACTATCTTTTTATGTTCGTTCTAGTATAACTGGGACATTTGGTGGTTCAATAACCAATAATGCTGGTGATAGGTCATATCCATTTGAATATACCATAAACTCTGCAGATACTTGGGAACGTAAAACAATCACATTTCAGGGTGATCAAACAGGGACTTGGCCTAAAGCAGTTAATACAAAGTCTATAAAAATTAGGTTAGCTATAGCAATGGGGTCAACTTATACAGCTTCTGCTAATTCTTGGGGATCAGGTGATAAGTACTCTTCTTCTAATCAAGTTAACCTGATGGCAACCCAAAATAATACTTTTTATATAACAGGAGTTCAATTAGAACTCGGCAGTGTAGCAACTCCTTTTGAGTTTAAAAGTTTTGGAGAAGAGTTACGAAGGTGTCAGAGATACTATTGGAAAATAACTGGAAATCTTTACCAGCAATTTGCGATATACCATAGATTTAATACCAGCAATCATGTATTTCCAATTCATCTACCAGTACCTCTGAGACATCATCAACCAACTATTAATCAGGCTAATTTAGGTAGATGGTCACATCCTGCTGGAAGTTGGTCTACTTCTTATACAACTGTTAGTTTTTATGACACTATAGATAGTGAAAATAATTTTACTTTAGTTCCTTTTCAAATGACAGGGAGTAGTAGTGAAGATACAGGACTTATGGGATTTCAGGCAAACGGATACTTATCTTTGGATGCAGAATTGGCATAATTATGAAAATAGAAAACGCAAAATATACTAAAAACCAGACTCCAGATGGTTGGAGTGACAATAAAGGAGTGCAGTGTATTATAGATGGAGAAAACTGTTGGGTTCCAATTAATGGCGATAATAGACACTATTTAGAAATCATGCGACAAGTAGATGCAGGTGAATTAACAATAGAAGAAGCATCATGAGTTCTGAAATAAAAGTATCATCTGTTAAAGCAAAAGACGGAACTGCTGGGATAAGCATTGCGGATACTACTGGTAGAGTAACATTTACAGATAACAATCCTGTTATTAATTTAGGTAGTAATGCAACTGGTATTGTTAATTCTCCGTGGGATCATATAGGTTCGTTTTCATCAACATCAGATATAACAAATGGTAATATTAAATTCCAAAATGTATTTGACCGATACCATACAATGTATAGGTTAATAATCCCGTATTTTGGTGTAAACGATAATTCAAATAACATTTATTTATCGTATGATGTAAGCACTGGATCAAAAACTATATCTGCCCCTACTTGGAGTACAACAAATGTGCGTACTGGGTCTAATTACAGAGGTATGAGTGTAATAGAAGGTGGTGATGGTGGTGTTTTTGAAATAGCCGTACAATACGCAATCCATGATCAAACTGAGTTTCCTATTATTCTGAATACTATGAGTGCGAATCACGCTAACGATGGCTATAGAGGTTACATTGATTTTTGGATGCCACAACGGGCAGATATTTGGGACTATGGGACAAATGCAAGTGTAACAAGTGATAGGGGTTCATATTATTCAGGTGGATATAGTTTTTCTTTGTATGGGCACGAACCCACAGCTACTTATGGGACAGAAGCTTGTCGTATTGCAGGTTATACTTATTATAGTGCTGATGAGGCTAATGATGCTGTCACAGGATTCGTTATTTATAATGAAAGCAGAGATACTATAAAAGCAGAAACGACAATGCACTTATTGGGATTAAAATTAAATCTTAGTACATCGTAATATGGGAACTTTTTCTTTTAAAGTTGGACAGGGTGATCCTGTTATTCTGACTACTGGTGGAGAAACACCACCTAAATTAGAACGTAGAATAGCAATTGAAAGAGCTAAACGTAATTCATTGTTAGCAAAATCAGACAATAAAATAGTGACGGATCGTGGTATGTCTGAATCTAAAATTACTGAATGGAAAGCATACAGACAAGCATTAAGAGATATGGATTTTTCAGATCCAGATAATTTAAATTGGCCCAATAAACCAGAGTAACAACAATGCCTTCAATTATCGAAGTAGATACTATAAAAAACAAAACAGGAACCCAGAACACAGTTCTGAGTACCGATGGTTCTGGGAATAATACGCTTAATGCTAATACCATTAAAGACGGATCAGCAACTAAGACTCTAGCAACACTTAGTTCAAGTGCGGTAACTTTACATAATGATGTGACTTTTCCTACTGGTCACATTGTTAATTTTAGAGTAATCGAAGAGGCTGGAAGTAGTCATACAACAACGTCAGACAGTTATGAAGCTGTTATAACTTACAAACAAATTTCATGCACTTCTGGTAACAGTATTGTCTTTTTTTGGAATGGTTATGTTGGTGCAGAAAGAGTCCCAAGTAATAGCACAAGGCATAGATTTGGATATTTAAGAACGCAATATCATACCAGTAGTGTCTCAGCAGGAGACACATCTTCACTAGGAAGTAATGGTCCTGCTTATATTATAGGTAATGAGCTTGTTTCAGCTACTGACACACAAGCAGGGCAGTATAACGCTTTTCATTTAGGTGGTCAATTTGTAGCTACTCAAGCCACTCATTATTTAGGTTTAGCATTTAACTCTGGTCATAATGGTAGTGTTAGCTTTACTGTAAATTGGGATACTTCACACAAATTAGTTTTGTATTATTATGAAATTCAAGGGGATGTAATAACATGATTACAAAATTTAACGCAGTTCATGCGTTAGTTGGGGGGCAAATATCTGGACCTACTAATGGCCCAATTTCAGAATATAAGTTTCGTGACGAACAAAAACCACCAACGGAATCAGAAGTAAATGCAAAGCTAAAAGAGCTTGAAGCTGAGTACGAAAAACAGGCTTACGCTAGGTCAAGGGCAGATGCTTACGACCCAATCCCTGAACAGCTAGACCAGATTTACCATGATATAGATGGGTGGAAAGCAAAGATTAAAGCAGTAAAAGATAAGTATCCAAAGCCAACATGAGTGGACACCATCTTAATCCGGCGGATCAGCAATATTACAATTATCCGACAACCCCATCCCCAGAATCCCTTATGGATGTGAACACGATTGTCGATCTTCTTAATGGTTTTGGGGTCCCAGTCTGTTTGGCGGGTATCCTCTTGTGGTTCTGTAAATATCAATTTGACTGGGCGAGGAAGGAACGGGAGGCCTACGCCATCCGGGAGGAGGAGAAGGACGCCAAGATCATCTCGATGGTCGAGAAGTCCAGCGACGCCCTACTCAGTATCAAGATTGCCCTGGAACAAGTGAAACAGTCAGTGGACCAGAACTCCCAGGTTATCCGGGAATTAATCATATCGAAAGGACGGTGACAAATGGAAGTGATCCAAAGATTTTTGGATTGGCTGAAACCAGACTGGATTGAGTCCAGGATTTACGGGGACCAGGATGACCCCGATGAGATTGAAGAAGACGAAGACGACGAACCGACACTTGAAGAGATCCGAGGAGGACAGTAGTGGAAGAGATAATCGAGAAGACGACAAAGAAGGGGGACCCCACACCTCCCAAGAAAATGACAGTCAATGAAAGGATCACGGTCGCCCGTTTTTACGGACGCCTGGTCATTTCCATCAGTGCATTCGCAATTTTTCTGTACATCGTTCACATGATGCTGGTCGCCGAAACAGAGATGCACCAATCTAGCCGGGACCTTCTTAACATACTCATCGGATCATTTATTAGTGTGATCTCAGGAATTTCGACGTTCTATTTTAACGGCGACTCAGATTTAATGGAGGAAAAACCTCATAAGCCAGAACCCAAACCTGAACCCCAAAAAGAAACCGAATATGGGACTTGAATCAATACTGTTATCGTTAGCACAAAAATTCATCCTGGACCCCGCCTGTTCCGTTGTTAAGGAAGAAGTCGAGGAGTTCATTGAAGAGAACATGAATGACTCCCAGAAAAAGGCGATGGACCTAGTCGTCGAGTCAATGCCCGAAAATTCGTTCAAATCGGTTAAAGAGTTCTTGGGTTGATGAATGTTCCTGTCCGACCATGTGACACTCAGGGAGGCGGAGAAAAGCCAGACGGCGTTGAGGATGGGGATCCAGAACAAGGCATCCGACGTGCCGGAGGCGATCCCAAACCTAGTCGCCTTGGCCCAGACGGTTATGGAACCAATCCGCAACAACTTCGGCCCGGTCTCTATTTCCAGCGGTTTCCGACATCCTGATTTGTCGGAGGCCTTGAAATCATCCAATAAGAGCTCGCATTGTTTCGGCGAGGCCTTCGATTTCGAATGTTTCAAGAGCCCAGGGAACCGGGCGGTCGCCGAGTGGATCGTGTCCACCACGCTTTCCTGGGATCAATTAATTTTAGAATTTGAGGACCCCGAGGGAAAAGATTTATTCCAAGGCTGGATCCATATTTCAAATAAACGATGTAAACGGGAGAACCGGAAACAGATCCTCCGGGCCGTGAAACAAGACGGCAAGACCGTCTATCTCCCCGGGCTGAATTAATGGCCCTGATCCCACTAAAGATACCGCCAGGGTTTTACCGGAACGGGACCGCCTACGAGACAAAAGGCCGGTGGCGTTCAGGAAACCTGGTCCGGTTCTCTGAGGGCCGTCTCAGGCCTATTGGGGGATGGACCCGGCTATCCAATACCAGAGTTTTAAAACCGGACGGGGCGACCCCTGACCCGATCAGGGGCCTCCACTCCTGGAGGTCTGAGGAGGGGATCCGTTACCTGGGGATCGGCTCAGTCAACTCTCTCAGGATATTTGAGGGGGTCGAGGATAACGCCACTGACACACTCCCGGAAATTTACAACGTCACCCCGACGGGGATTCTTTCCACGAATAACACTTGCGACACCACAAGCGGGTCCGTGACGGTGACGGTAGACTCAAGCACACTTATTAAGCCTGGCATGGCGGTTTCAGGTTCCGGAGTGCCTAACGGGGCCACCGTGGACACCGTGCCGAACTCGACAAGTTTTACACTATCCGCCAGTGCGACGGCCACGGCCTCCAATGTGACGCTGACCTTTGGCAAGCCTGATTTCCAGATATCCGGGCTAGGGTACGGGGCCCTGAATTACGGGGACGACTACTACGGGACCCCGAGATTTCCGAACCCTGATGACATCTTCGCCCCAGTCTGGTCCCTGGATAATAAAGGGGACGACCTGGTCGGAGTCCACACCGGTGACGGGAAACTGTACCGATGGGAACAGGCCAACGGGCTCAGTACGGTCGCCGTCCAGGTAACCGATTCCGGTTCTCAGCTTTCAGGTTTAAAGGGGGTCCTGGTGACGCCCGAACGACACCTCATGGTCTTGGCCCCGGCGGGTAATGTCCGAAAGATACGTTTCGCTACCCAGGATGGAGGGTTTACGGCCTCAGACTGGACGCCTTCGACGACGAACACGGCACGGGCGATTGAACTCCAGACGACCGGCGAGATCGTAGGGGCTCGGAAAACTCGATACGGGGTCCTAATATTCACGACGACGGATGTCTTCCGGCTCGATTATATTGGGCCTCCTTACGTCTACTCGGCCGTGCGGATCGCCGAGGGCATCGGCCCGGCGGGGCCGAACTCAATAGCAGGATCCGGGGACTTCCTGGGGTGGATCTCCAGGGGCCGTATGTGGTCCTACTCAGGCGGTTACATTAAAGAACTACAGTGCGATGTCGCCGACTATGTGTTCAGTGATATCAACCTCGATATTGCGGGCCTGATCTACGGCGGGGACAACCCCGATTTTGGCGAACTATGGTGGTTTTATCCGACGTCAGGAGACGAAACTCCGACAAGATACCTTGTCTACTCTTACCGGGAAAATCATTGGGTGACGGGCGATCTGAAGAGATCCGCCTGGCAAGCCTCCGGGACCATGGACAGCCCGGTCGCCTCCGGGACCGACGGGTATCTCTACAAGCATGAGCTAGGCCTCGACCCGGTTATCGGGTTAAGCAGGTCTGTAGGCGTGACACCGCCCTCAACTGATGAGGCCCTGGGCACGTCGAACCGTCCCTTAGTGAAGTCGGTTAAGGCTACAGATTATTCCGGGATCGCCGATGAGCTTCACCCAGTCTTCGCCGAGACCGGGGCCATCGAGATCGGGAACGGACAGAACCGGATGAAGGTCCGTCAGATCGTCACCGACACGGAGGCCGGAGACAATGCGGTCAGGCTTAAATTTCAGACCGCCGACAACCCAGACACAACGGCCTCGATGAGGGGGCCGTTCGCCTTAGATAATGATGGGTTTGTTGACACCCGCTTTAACGGACGTCAGATCCAGTTCCGGGTAGAAGGGCCCTTTGACACTGACTGGCGGGTCGGCGAAACCAGAGTAGAAGGATCTCCAGGAGGGACAAGATGAGTGATTTACCGAACCCCCCTTCCGCCTATGACCAGGAGTATTTTTTCACGTTAGCATCCACGGTCAATGAGGGGACCAGGGTCAATGTTAGGTCAGACCGTGACAACGTCATGGAACCCGGGACCATCATCTTGAAGTCAACCGGGACGACGCCTAAATATTTCCGCCTCGACGTCTCTGACGCCGGGTCACTGTCCACAACCGAGATATCAACTATTGACGGGATCCCCGTAACCTCGGGCAACCCAGACGCTTAAAGGAAACCATGTTTGGATTATTTGAAAGAAAAATAAACAACCCCACAACCCAGACCCAGACCTCGGCTATTGATCCGGATATGAAACAGTTCCGGAATGAGTTATTTGATTACGGCCGGGATAATATCCTGAGCCAGGATTTCCAGGGTTACACCGATGATGCAAATAACCCACTCCAGAGGTTCGCAAATTTCAACATGGACCAGAACCAGGCCATGGCGAACGTGAGGCGGGGCCAGAATTTCGGATCCGGGTCCTACCAGGGGGCCGTTGACGCCTCCCAGAGGGTCGCCAGTATGGGATCCCCAGAACTCCAGTACCAGTCATTCCTCAATATGGGGGACCCCAGCCAGTACATGAACCCGTACACCCAGAACGTGATCAACCCCGCCGTCCAGGGGGCCCAGGATGAACTCCAAAGGAACCTGAACCAGATCAGTGCAAACGCCGTCCAGACCTCCCCAGGAGGGATGAATGAGGCGGAGGCCCTTGAACGGGGGACCGCCAGGGCGTTAGGGGCTCAGAATATTGGGGCCCTCCAGGCGAACCTCCTGAACCAGGGATTCGGCCAGGCCCAGGGTCTGATGGAAAGGGATATAGGCCGAGGGGACCAGTATGGCTTTAAGCAAGCCGGGCTCGACCTCTCGACCGCCGACAGAAACCTTTCAGGGGCCGGAAATGTTTCTCAGATCATGGACCGATACCGAAACGCCCGGAGAGGTGACACCCGGGACCTAATGGCAATCGGGGGACAACAACAAGGTCAGAACCAGCAAGACCTGGACTTTGCGTACCAGGAGTTTATGAGAGAACAAGGCGACCCGATGATGAGATTGGGGGCCGTCCAGGGCCTTCTCGGCGGTCCTTATGGCAAGACCTCGACCGGGACCACAAACCAGACAATGTTCAAAGACGACCTCGCCGATCTCCTCGGGTTAGGGGCCGGTGTAGTGGGCGGACTCGGATCCGGAGGATTTTTTAACTAAGGACACCATGGCAGAGATGGACCCAAGACAACGAGCATTCTATCAAGGCCTACTCGGTTTAGGGGCCGGGATTTTAGCGAATAACGCCCCGTCCAGGTTTCCTGGTGGCGGGACCCAGGCCCTCGGCAAGGGACTCCAGCAAGGCCTCCAGACCTTTAACCAGGCCCTGACCATGGAGGAGAAAATGGACGCCCTCCGAGAGGAACGGGCGTTGAAAGGTGAACTGGAAGAACGGATCCCGGATCTGATCGCCCAGGCCCGGACCATGGGGGTCGATGAGGCCCTTCTCAGGAGTGCCGAGATGCTGGCCTCTGTCAAGCCTTCCGTCGTCGTCGCCAACTTAAACAATGCGATGGTCAAGGCCCAGAAGGATCCACGGCCTGAACTGACCGGCGAACAACTTATTTACACTGATCCAAATTCAAAACGTCAATTTCGCTATAGGGAGGACGGTTATCTCGGTGAGGAAATCAAAGGTCCTGAAAAAGAAAAAACCGACCAGACGTTTGTCGTCGATAGTGAAATGAGACAAATGATCGGCCTTCCGGAGAATGTAACTACCGGTAAGACCGAAGGCGGGATCCGAAAATTCTACGATAAATTCGGTCAACAAGTTACAAGTTTTCCCGAGCCTGATCAAAAAGAGGAAGAAAAATTCCAAACTGAATATTTTGACCTGGAAGAGGACGAACGGATGACCTTAAAAGATCCCCGTGTCGTCCGGAAAAGGACGACCGAGGACGGTGACTTTGAGTACCTGAACCGGTACAACCAGGTTGTCACCAAGGCCCTGGATCCTCCAAAGGAGGAGAAGGTCGAAAAAGGGTACAAGTACATCAAAAAAGGGGCCCCTGATTACCCGGAGAATGCCCCCGAGTGGGCCGATGAGGTTGAGATAAGCCCGACCAATCAACGGGTTTTCCGGTCAGGAGGGATGCTAGGCAAGCCTCCAAAACAAAAAGAGGAACCCTTCCAAGAGACAACCGTCCCGCTTGAGATAGATGAAATGAACGCCCTGGGGGATCCCAGGGTTAAGTTTAAGACCCTTAAAGGGGACGGCACGGTTTCGTACCTCGACCAATACTACACGCCAGTGACTGAGCCTCTCGAGACTGTAGAACCGGAAACGGAAACCCCCCTCTTTATGTCTGGGGCGGAACTCAAGAAAAGGGAACCGGCCCTCGCCAGTGCGTTAAAGCTCGACGACGGCGATATTTTCCAGATCGCTTACAACGATAAAGGGAAACCGACCAACGCCTTTAAGCCGGACTGGACTAAGGATAAGCCAGTCAAAGAACAACCAACCTACATGACTAAGGCCCAGGCCTTGGAAGGTAACGCCACTGAGAAGGCATTTGCTGGAAGAATGGGAGACGAAGATTTCCTCCTGAAGACCGGAGGTAAGTACACTGTCGAAGTTATGTCAAAAGGTGACAAGCCGATGACAAAGCTGGATGAGTTTAAAACAGAGCAAGCACTAAGGAAAGAATACTCGTCTCAAGCTAAAGACTACCTAGGGGCCGTCAACGCCTACCAGGCAATGCTGACTGGGGCATCACAAAAGAACGGACAAGGCGATCTGATGCTGATCCAGGCCTTTCAGAAGATGTTAGACCCGACATCAGTAGTTAGGGAGACAGAATTTGCGAATGCCCAGAACACTCAGGGCCTCCTAGATAAATTACTGGTGATGCCAAACAAATTAAGGAAGGGAGAACTTCTTACTGACGAAGCCCGAGCCAAGTTTGTTGAATCCGCCCGTGCTTACATGAGTGCAATAAGGGAGAGGTTTAATCCAGTCAAAGAAAATTTCCAAGAGTCAGCAAAATATTTTGGCGTCAGAGATGAGGCGATATACGACCCATTTGCTAAGGTCCAAGGATTGGACAAGGCCAAAGCCAGAATTGATTTTAAGGCCTTAGAAAGTCACCTAGATAACACGGTCAAGCCTTCCTCAACTGGGGGCGTAAAAAAAGAGTCACCCCAGGCCTCGGCCGGGGAAAAAATAGTGGAAAAGATCAGGTCCGCCGTTACCTCGGAGTCGCCTCCTGGGAATATTGAAGACGACCAAGAACTCGAATCGATATTTGATTAATGGATAATTCAACCGTCTATAAATATTACAACCTGGCGAAGTCCAAAGGCCACTCGGACGAGGCGATAGCCGGACGCCTGAAAAAGAAAGGTTTTGAAGGCGGGTTGAAAAGTATCCGTCAGATCGTCAAAGGGACGAACCGGAAACTTAAGTCCGCCGGAAAGCAGATTCAGAAAGCAGAGTCCCAGGGAAAGGATGACGGCGAGGTCTCAAAATTTGTCAGGGGCGTAATCCGGGAAGTCTTTTCCGGGATTTCCTACGAACAGTATCCCAAGATGGTCGCCTCCATAGAGTCAAGCATGGAGGGGTCTGATTACGACGAAGTCCTCGGGAGAATCCAGGGCGAGATGAGCCAGTTTACAGAAGACAACCCAGCCACCGCCGTCATCTCGAACATCACCGGCGGGTTCATATCTGGATATACAGAACTCAAAATACTATCCGGGCTCGGTTTACTTCCAAAAGCATTACAACTGAAATCAGGCCAGCCGATCCGGAACATCGCCAGGTCGGGATTTGTTGCAGGGCCATTGACCGCATACCCGGCGTCTATTGCCTCGACAAAAGCACTGAGAGACCGGGGTGTTTACGAGGAACCGATCCTCGACCAGGAGGAGGTTAAAAATGCGACTTTCCCCCCGATCATGAGTGACCCCTCAGTAACTATTCCGACCGCCATGTCCACGGTCCTTGGGCCGGTTGGTGACGCTTTGGGAAGTGTCGGGAGTAGGGTTACAAGGGGAGTAAAAAGCAAACTCTCCCCAGGAGGCGGAGAAGGGAACCCACGGGATCCTTCCGGGTCCATAGGGGACAAGTCAGGGCCTGAACGGTCCGCCCTCTCAGAGATATCAGACCGCCTGGAAAGAGACCAGGTCCCGACTGATCTTGGACGTCAGAGAATAGAAAAGGCCGGTGAACTGGGGATGGACGGCACAATGATCCTGGCAGACAAATTAATGACAGGGCCTCAGACTAGGTCTCTTGGCGGACGCTATAGTCAGACGCCCTCCAGTACCGCCGGGCAAGGCCAGCAATTATTGGAACAGAGAATCACGGGCCGAGGGAACCCCCTAGACCCCCCAGGGACCCCCAAGTTTTTTCAGGGACCTGGTATGGGGACCAGGGTCGGAAATTATATCCAGGACCTCATGGGGATCCGTGTCAGCCCGCTTGAATATTTAAAGCAGTTAAAGAACGAGAGGTCAAAAAAGGCCCCGGCCTACTATGACCAGGCCTACACTAAGTATGTGACCGACGATATGGGGAAACAAGTCCCAGTCGGCCCCCAGTACATCGATGTCACTCCCAATATGGTTGATCTTTTCCAAAGGCCGACCATGCAGTCCGCATTTAAACAGGCTAAAAAGGACGCCCTCGACGACGGGTTTGTCCTACCAGACAACCTCCTGGAATTGGGCCGGATGACGGTCCAGCAGTTTGACTACCTCCAGCGTGGAATAAAAAACGTAGGCCAAGTGGGCCAACGGTCAAACACCATGTCTGATGATGCAGTCCGGCGGGTGACTTCGATTCGTCAGTCCCTCCTCGATGATGTGGACGGCCAACTCCGGGCGACCAACCCCGCCGGGATCTCTCCCTATGCCGAGGCACGTTCCTTCTGGCACGACGAGATGGATTATGACCGTGCATTTCGCAGAGGCCAGGACCTTGGGAAATCCGATTCCGCCAATGCAGACGATGTCCTTTTTGAGTTTAGACAGATGTCGGACGCCGAGAAGGAGGCGGTTAAGTTGGGCATGGTTTCCGGGTTCCTTAATAAGATTGAGGGGAAAAGGGCGACTCAGGAAGGTTACTCGATCCCGGATACCGGAAGATTTATCACGGAACGGTTTGAAAAGATTCTCGGGGGATTATTCCCAGACGGGACAACCGTCTCAGACTTCATAGCCAAGATGCGACTGGAGACCGACACCGGGGCGACCCACAACAAATTTTTCCAGGGGTCTAAGACCTCGCCAATGGAGACCGAGCAGAGATTCGCAGGGAACATCCTCCAGAATGTGGCCGACAATACCCAGTCCATGGTCGGATCCGTCAGGAGGGAGATGATGAACCTGGGCATGGGAGACTTGGCCCGGAAGAAACTCACCCAGGAGGCGGAGGCCGGAGGCAAACGTCTTTTTGATCCAAACCCCGTCAACCAGTTGAAGACCTACGACGAGGTGGACGAGATCAGGCGGATGAACCAGGCCCTAATGAAGAGAGGCCTCTTGACCCAGGGCGGATTACCGTCGGCCCTGACCGGCATCTACCCCATGAGCTTATTGGACTGATATGTACCCAAGGTCTAAAGCAAAACAGTACGCAAAAAGCTATGACAAGGGCGTCAGTGAGTTTTACGACCCGATAGTGCGATCCATCCCGGGGATGCTTTCCGGCATCGGTATGGCGTTCCTGGGCGATCCTATGAACCCGACCGAGGCTATGGCCGGTGAGGAAGACCTCCTCCGCCAGTTCCGGGAGGACCAGATCCGATCCGTCTTCCCTAAACCCTTCCGGTCCACCCTCAAAGGGGATCCCAGTTTTGAGATTGTGCCAGCCGATGAGATCCCGGAACGGTTCAGCAAAAAAGGGAAACGTCTCAGCCCGAGGATCCAGGATAAATACAAAGGGGGCCTTTTAGGGGGCCAGTTCCTGATGATGGGCGACGGCCCGCCAAGAGACATCTCGGGTCAGACTTTTTCATCCGGTTATATTGACGCCTCAAATCCACAAAAGCCCGCCCTAAGAATCGCAGGACTCCTGGAAGATTTTGACCCCAATGAAACCCCAAAAGGATCCCGACAATTTGTGACTAATTTGTTCAGAGAATTTTCTCCGATTTACGATAAAAACGAACCCTGGAAAATGACGGGGAGAGGCGGGCCTTTAAGAAAATACACCGACCGCCCTTCCGCCCTCGAAACTTTCGAGAGAGGCGTGACCGGGGACTATTTAGTCAGTGCAGAAGTCAAAAAAGGAGGTGATTTATATCTTCCAGGGTACGGAAACCGGGGCCATGTTTATGGGCTGGAGACCCAGTTCGACTCCCCGGTGACGATGTACCAGGATATGGCGAACGTCCGTGCCGGGAATGAGCCCACACTCAGGCCCATGACGACCGGCGACATCGAGCTAGGGAACCAGGTTGGCGAGTTCTACACTAAGGGCAAGGCCGGGAAAAAACTCCACCCGATATTCGACAAGATTACTTTTAAACAACTTAAAGGGTTATTGAAATGAGTTATCCCCAATCTAAAAGAAAATATTACGCTGACGCATACGATAGAAATCTTTTTGATTTCACTGACTATGCGGTGAAGAACTTGCCTGGTTTGCTATCAGGTACGCTCATGTCTTGGTTAGGGGACCCCTTGAACCCAGGGACTCTTTCGGCCGGGGCGGAAATTAATCCGACCGGTGCTGGTGGAAGTGGAGTTGGAGGAGTCAGACCTTCAAAAAAAGGTCTATTGAAAAAAATATCAAGACCCATTTCTAAGTCCGTCGCAAAAGTATTTGAGGGGGTTGATGAGTACGATGAGGCAATGAAAATTGCTCAACGTGGCGATCACTTAAAGCGTGACAAAACCGGAAAATATATCGGGGCCCCTTTTGATGAAACTGGAAACTATCGATCCGTAACATCCCCCCAGGGCCTTTCCTCCATGAGAAAGGAAGTGGACAAGCAAGTCGAAGAGGGGATGTTTAATTATGACTGGTACGACCGGGCCCGTGATGTCGCTGAAACAATAGCCCCTGGCGATCCCACCAAGCAGAAACTATTTGCTAGGGGCACGGCAAGTTATAGTCCCCAGGCGATGCCTCCGATGGAAGTTGAAAATTTTATACGCCAGCATAATGCAAGGGTTATCTCAGGAGATAAGGTCAGACCCCGAACTCAGTCCCAGGCGGACAAACTTGATGAAATTTATGATACCAACCCGGCCACCGGACAGGTCGAGTTTAGACCCGACGATCTTAAACTCGGGGAAAAAACAGGCCCCTATGCGGATGCAAAGGATCCGACTATTTCCGACGACGTGCTTTACAAGACCGCAAACGATATCTGGCACGGGCGTGTTTTTGGTTATTCCGGCCAGGGCGGGTCTCAATTTGACCGGGGGTTTACACCCCAGGAACATGGTTTCCTTACCGGAGAGAACCTTCTAGCGTCCGATAGGGCCACAAAAGCTCTTGATACTGCACTACCTATGACACCTCGAAGGATGCAAGCGTCAACCTGGGGGGCGGTCAGACTCCGCCAGTTGGTTGACGAGGCTAGAGAGAGGGTCACCAATGCGACAAAAAAGCAAAAGGAATGGGATAACGATCCAAGACCTTCGACCTCAAAAAAGGATGGCGGAAAAGGTTCAAGACCATCTATCCCAAAAATGCCGAGTGCTGATGAACTGGTCGCCAGGGCCTCGGGGGGGATTGATCAGTCAATCCCTAGACTAAAGGCCAACGAAACTTATGAATATATCACCGGGGAAAGTGTCGGTCACCTAGCCGGGCTTAACAAACTTCCGGAAAGTGTCAGGAAGGAATATTCAAATAGGATGCAGGGGGCGATTGGAAACCGTGATCCTTATTACGAAGGTTTTCAGATGTACCAGGACGACGTGATCCCGATCCAAGGGGAGTACATGAACTCGGCTGGCCTCTTGGAAAAGAATCCAGGTTTTACAGCAAGGCCGTTGACGGGTTTGACTCCGTCAAGACTGGAGGGATTCACTAAGAAAGGGGAACCTAAACGAGGCGGTCCTAAAATGGATCCAACATCAAAGGAGGCTTTAGACTTTACCGCCACGGTTCGTTCTATCCTGAACGCCCAGGAGGCCGGAGGTTACCACAAATTCACACCGGCGACTTCTTCCATGAAGGGATTTGAAAAGACCGGTGGAAGGATTGAGGCTGACGAGGCGACCCTTTCCAAGATCAATCAGAATCTAAGCAATGAAGGCCTCGACGTCGTCAACGTCGGAGATGCCATCCAGTTTGGAAAATTTGATGGAGACCTGGACGGGACTGAGATTCAGAAGATCGTCAAAAAAGTCCTGAAAGGGGAAGAAGGAAATTTTAATTATGTTCCAGGAAGATTTGAAAGTGGATACAGACCCACAATGTTTTCCGAAGAAGGGGCAGGAACGGCGACTAAAAACCTAGTCAGCGAACTGGAAAAGCCAGGCCTATTAAACATAGGCCAGAGGCTTGACCAGGGTAAGCTCAGAAGTGCATTACTCGAACAAAACAAAATTGATCGAGAGTTTGCTAAAAAATATGACCTCCCAATCCGGGAAGATATTATGAAGCTTCGTCAGTTGATTGCTGATCGTGGGTTCCAGAATCTTCCGGAGGAAGTGAGGAAGATTGCGTATCAGGGACTTCCCGTACTGTTACCTGGAGGCCTTGCTCTATCAGCTTACGAGTCGCAGGACTGATAGCAATATCGTGGTTGGTCCCCTTCCGATAAAACCAACCATAATCATCATCAGAGAGGTAATTGTACATCGTACCTCCGCCTATTTTTTGTATTTTTTTCATCCTCGTCCGTGCATAATTGGTTAACTAATTTAGTTGTTTTCCGGGGAAAGGCGATTCCCCGGCTAAAGTCAAACCCTTGATTCCAGAAGGGCTGAGAAGGGATCAGGGACGTAAGCTGGATAGAGCATCTGATTGCGGTTCAGAAGGTCGGGCGTTCGAATCGCCCCGGGTGCACCATCTAAACGACATACCCCTTCCAATGATCCTTGTCTGAGCATAATTGAATTACAGAGCATCGACCGCCTGATGAAGATCGAGTTGAATTGAATCGACGTATTGCCGAGTCGTGTCGATCTGACGATGTCTCAATATTTTTTGTACCTCCACCAAACCAACTCCACGCTTGATCAACCTGGTCGCAAGACTGGCCCTATAACCGTGGACCGGTTTGACCCCATTAATCCCGACCCTGGTGAGGATCCTGGAAAATGCCTGGGTCAGTTGATCCCGTTCAGGATACGCCGGGGATCCTCTGCCAGTGTCCAGGAAATACTTCTCCCGGGATTCACGTTCGTTGATATCAGTTATCAGAAATTCACGGAGTTTGAGTGACATGGGAATCCGATCAACCTTTCGGTTTTTTGGGGCCCAATCCAGGCCGTCCGGTACTATCGCAATCACTCGGTCCTCTATGTTAATATCTCTGATCAAGAGGTGTACTAATTCACCGGCTCTCAATCCGGTCCAGGTCAGCAAGACGTGGGCCCGGATGTGGTTAAGATAAAACCTCTGCCTGAAGGCGGGTCCTGTCTTCAGCCGGTTTTCTAAGTGTCGCCCGATCATATCCAGATCCGAGTCAGACAACGCCTTGATCTCTCGATCTGCGAGGCCTAACTTTTTGACCGCCGGGGCCTTGTCCAACAGGCCGACGGTTTCCCCATGCTTAAAACAGATACTTAACTGTCTCAGATGGGCCTGGATTGAATGATCAGCCAACCCCCGGGATTTCAGGGCGTCCACAAAAATCTTCTGTTTACGTCCATCATACTCATCCCCAGGATGATCCTTGACGGCCTTTAAATAATACCTGGCCGTCGATTCATAAGAGGTAACCGTCCTGGGAGACAACGCCGACCGGGCGAGGTCCAGCCAGTCTTTGAAAAGCTCTTCGATTCCGACCTTTGACCGGGCCTGAATTTCCTGAACTTTCCCCTCTTTTAGTTTCTCAAGAAAAAGGGATCTTTCTGGATCCGTTCTTCGTCGTTTTCCCTTTGAGGTCGTCTTCCAGTCGGCCTCCTCGGTCCGGCACAGGCGGATCAGCCTGGCCGGTTTGGTTGTGTAGTCTCTGAAAACCCAGTGGCCGTCCCTGACCGACAAGGGTTTCCTCGATCTCATCTATTTTCTCCAGCATTAACTGAAGAATCTTCTGGGCCTCGTCTAGTTTCTCGCACATCGTCGTCGTCATTCCTACCTATTTCTTTAATAAGACGTTCCAGTTGTTTGTTATAATATCGGAGTTGTTTCAACTCCTCTTGAATCTCATTGATCTGACTCTGGGTGAAGTCACCCATCATCCGTTGACCGGATATCAGCCAATTAAGATCAAATCCAAGTTCTGCCAGACGGCGGAGTGTTTTCGGCCCTAACGGGACCGATCCATTCCATATCTGGCTGGCGAAGGTCCTGGAGATATCCAGTTCCTCCCGCAAGTTTTTCTGGGTCCAACCCCGGGCACGGCACTCCTCTTGGAGGCGGGCCGACACCTCGGGGTCTTCTTTTTTCCGTTCCATAATTAAACGATGGTGGTGGATGGTAATCGATCCAGGCTTGTTTCCTGATCAAGCCATAAAACAATTCCATTTCATTAGTAAATGTATTCATGACACCTCCTCTCTAAGGCAAAACGAAACGCCTAGATAACGGGTAGGTATCATCGTTATTTGGTGAGTTGAGTGTTTATAGTCGGTTCCCTCATCGCCTGCAATATTCGACTGATCTTTTTTTAACCCGTCCTCCGGTGGAGGAACAAACATCAGCGGATGTCTAAAAACAGACCCGCCTGATTTTTTATCATTCAATAGGCCCTCCAGTATCGATTCTACCCATCCATCCTAAGTTTGATTTTCGGTCCCATTCAGCACCATAGCATTGGTTTTTTAAGCACATATCTATCTCCGTATTAATACCCCTATTCATCTTCTAGGGAGGTTGATAAGCCCGGCGGAAATCTTGGCCGGAAAATAATGTTGACATTAAGCAAACAACGCATCATATTGTCAACATTAATTGACAATATTTATGTTATTAGGTTTGGAAAACTTGACAAGCAAAAAAACACAAATGACTGAATTGATTCGGAAATACCGCATTTCACAGATCGAGATCGCCAAGAGGGCGGGGCTCGATCCAACCGTCGTCAGCCGGGTTCTCTCCCCGAAACTGAACGGCAAAATCAACCAAGCGGTGATGGATATCATCGCAGAAAGGAAAAATGCCTGAAGAGAAAAAATCGAGTATTGGGGCCATCTGGAAAGGTGAGACCCAGGCGGGTGACATCAAGCTCACGATCAAACTGGATGAGCCCATGGAGGAAGGTGTCTATTACACCGCATTGGTCAACAACTATAAAGAAGAGGAGAGGCATCCTGATTTTAAAATCATGAGGCCCCGGGAAATGGATTCCCAATCTTCAAAACCTGAAAAGAACACGGTCAAGGATGAAATCCCATTTTAGAATCAATCAAATCGTCGAGGAGTCCCGACGTAATCGAAACCAAAAGTCTCAGGCTATTTTTCTGGGGAACTGGAAAAACCGTTTCGGCTGGATGCTGAAGCTGGCCTAAGAGACCGGGGGCGGGACTCCAGAAGGAGTGTACCCCGTCCCCAACCTCAATCGGAAACTAAAAGGTAACATGATCACAAAAGAAGCACAAATATCAAAGATGGTACGGCCCACGATGCCGTCCAATGAATATCACTCAGACCCTGCCACCTCGGCCGGGGATTGTGAGACGGTCCACAAAAGTGGCGTGTACGCACTTTACTATGGAAAAGATCACCCCAAAAAAACGACTCCAGACATGGAGTTGGGGACCCTGACCCATACCCTTGTCCTCGAGCCGGACCATTTCAGCAAGCAATATATTTTGATCCCTAAACTGGATCAGAGAAACCCGGAAAATAAAACCTTAATTGAGGGCCTCAAAAAAAAGGCGTTTGAGAAGAACCTGATCATGATCGATCAGAAACAACTCGATCACGCCCAGGCTATGGCGAAGTCAGTCCTAGCTCACCCCCTCGTCCAGCTAATGATGAAGTCCGGATCCCCAGAGGTTTCCTATTTCTGGGAAAAGGACGGCCACAAACTGAAGGCCCGGCCTGACTGGGTCAACGGCAAGTATTGGATGGACCTGAAAACCGCCAGGGATGCCACCCGTCAAGGGTTTGTCCGGGCGTGTGCCGATGGCGGATATCACCGCCGGGCATCGTTTTATATAGATTGTGCGAAGTATCATGGCGACGACGTCGATTACGTCTACGTCATGGTTCACAAAACCCCACCTCATCAGGTCGGAATCTATACGATCCCGGCCAAACAACTGGATATCGGACGGACGCAATATACGAACGCCCTGGTCGATCTCCAGGATTATGATCCCGCCGACTCCGTCTACGGGTTCAGCAACATCATCGAGTCCGTCGAGTTGCCGGACTACGCTTTAAATTAACCTCAATCGGAATTGAATTATGCCAAGTAGTTTTGAATTTTTGAGATCCATCGACGTCAGCCACCTGACCGCCAAGAAGGGAAAACTGGATTATCTTCCCTGGACCCATGCCTGGAATGAACTTCTCAAGCATTATCCTAAAGCGACCTATACCCTTCGGAACTGGCCTCTAATTATATTTAAATCAGACGGCCCTATATGGATGGAAGGCACGAACGTACCGTACCTGGTCAGCCCGGAGGGATACATGGTCGAGATCGGTGTGGACCTGAAGGATGAAGAGACGCCGGTCCGGTTTGCGGATCTGTTCGTCATGGACTCCCGGAATAAGGCGATCCGGCCAGCCCCTTATTACGGAGACGGGGCGGATATGTTCGACATAAATAAGACCATTCAGAGATGCCTGGTCAAGGCCATCGCTATGTGTGGATTAGGTCTTGATATCTACACCAAAGAGGACAACCCGCTGGACCCCAGTGATGTGGACCCGCCGGAACTGGACGCCAGGGAAAGACGCTCAGAATCGACGGAGACGAAAGAAGAGTCGAGGGGGCCCTGGGATAACCGTCAGGACTGTTTGAACCAGGTGAAGAAGCTGAAGACCTCGGACGAGGTGAATAAGTGGCTGGCCCAGTACTGGAGTGACGCCCTGCAAACTTTTGACAGGAAGGACACCACGATCCTGGAGAAGGATATCAAGGCCTACAGAGACGGTCTGAAGGCCACTGAGGAACTAGAAACCGAGAGTGCATGAATTGCTATCAGGAGGTCGCTATGAGTTTCTTGAATATTCTTGTTTATGTTCACCTGGTCGTCGTCATTTTAGGCGTCCTTTACATGGTCTGGCGGGTCAAACGATTCCTGGACCAGGAAGAAATCGAAGAAATCAGAATAAAACGTGACTGGCCTCAAGCATAAAAAACGACCGGCTGATGGTCCAAACCCAGCCAGGATTGGCAGGACGGGATTTTATACCTTATGCCCCTCCTCCCCAGAGCCTTTCCCTTATCTGCTCTACTCTGGCCTGGAGATGGTAACCGACAAGAAAATCGATCAAATTCCGATGGCCGAAGGTGGCCGTCAGTCAGGTAAAAAAAAGGAGTGAAATAATGTTCACCAAGATCGACATGGACGTCGATAAGTGGTTCCTCGACACGGATATTGATATCTCAGGGTTGAGGCTAATGACCGTCCTGAAGGCCTATCAAGGGGCGATGAAGATCCAGCCCGGCGACCCAATCCTCGTCAAGGCCGAGCAGATCGCCTCTGTTCTCTACTGGAACGACATCCGGAAGGTCTACAAGGTCGCCAAACGTCTGGAACAAAAAGGATTTTTGAAAAGGACCCAGGAGGGTCGCCAGACGTCCTACCAGATCACCCAAAAGACGCCCAACTACGACGCCCAATTTAAGGGAAATGTGCCATGTATGGAACAGTACCATGGACGGCACACGTTATGTGCCACCGACGGCACACATACACCTATATATAATAAACAGATATTAACAGAAGGGGATATGTCCAAGAAAAAGCCGACACCAATTGAACTTCTCGAGTCCGTCCAGATACCGATTGATCTCCAAAACCTGGAAGGGTTTCCGGAGGCACTCGACGACTGGCTTGAATATAAACAAGTCGAAGGTCAGGCCT